CTACGGTGGCGCGAGCAGCGCGCGGTCATTCGTCACGGTGCCGAGCAGAAGCTGCACTTCGTTGTCTCGCCCTTCAACAACGAGTCGGCCTCGCTCAAGAAGCTCTCGACTTCGCGCAGCCATGGCCGCGAGGATTGCGGATCGATCCGCGACACGCTGGCAGGCAGCGGGGTCGGTTGCGGCTTGGTCCCGATCACGGGCGGCGTAGTCGGCGAATTGCTGGCGCATCCGCTCAGCAGCGCCAGCAGCAGCGCGGCGACGCCCCTCGAGCGTCTCCAGCTTCGATTCGTAGGCATTGAGGTTCTCCTGTTGGGCTCGGGCATGAGCCGCCACCAGGGCAACGGTGCGCTCGAGGTCTTTGAGCGCGGCCAGCGCGCGGGCGGTGTTGTCGACGGCACGATCCCGCTGTTCCTTTGCCAGATCGGCGCGGGCACCGGCGGCGCGGGTGCGCTCGATGCCGGCGGTGGCCAGCGCCGCCACCAGGCCCAGGCCCAGCACCCATAGCAGCGGAGTCTTGAGGTCAGGCAGGCCGATCATGGGTATTTCGCCTCGGCCGAGATGATGGCGGCGCGTGCGCCCATCCCCAGGAACACCAGGCGCTCGGCCTCGCGGCGGCGCTGCAGGCCCTTCATGACCTCGCCGCCGGACTTGTTCCAGCGCGGGAACTGCGCGGCCGCGCCGGCGAAGTCGCCGAGGTTGAGCACGCGCACGAGCGTCGAAGCAGAGAGCGCGCCGACGCCGGCGTTGTAGAAGATCGAAACCATAGCGTCGAACTGCCGTTGGTTGAGGGGTACGCTCACCGCCATGCGCACCGCTGGCTCGAACTCCAGCGCCATGCGGCGCGCGAAGCGCCGGTCGGCCTCTTCCCGGGTGATGGTCAGGCCCTCGACCACGTCGGGGCCGGTGTCGCCCCATCCGATGGTCCAGGGCGCGCCGCTCAGCCCGGCGGCCGGTTTACCAGCTCGCAGCGCCTTCGCGCGCGGCGAGCCAGGATCTGGATAGGCCTGCAGACGCAGTTGTTCATAGTGGTGGCAAATCTCGGCGCCGTCCGGCCCGAGGTGAAGGCCTTCGTTCATTGGGGAATCTCCGGGAGATCGCCGAGTGGCGCACGGTCCGTGGCTTCATCCGGCGCCACATCGCCAGCCCACGCGCGCGCGCTGCACAACAGAATCACCACCAGTCCGTACATCAGCAGCACCGTGCCTGGGCCCGGCCATTCGTCAATGAGCGGCAGAAAGGGAACCGTGAAGCCGATACCCGCCCAGATGGCGTATTCCAGGACCACTGGCCAGCGGGTGTTCTGCGGCATGGCGTTCAGCCGGCAGCCCGCGATGAAGAAGATCGCGACGCAGGCGGGCCAGACGGCCACGGCAAGCGCGCGCTGCAAATCCCAGTTCATGGCGCACCCTCCCCGTTCGAATCAGTCTTTCCGCGCGCAAGGTCAATGGCCCGGAAGAGAAAGCGGACGACGGCACGCAACAGCTTGGGCCAGTCGTCACCAATGGCCCCGATGAGCAGCGCCACCGGGGTGATCAGCACTCGCTCGGTGAGGCTGCTGTAGTAGCTACTGACGATGCCGGCCAGGCTCACGGTGATCAGTACGGCCAGGCCAGCCACGCGCAGGAAGTACCAGATCGCCACCAAGCGCGCGGTCTTCTCGCGGCGCTTGAGCGCGAACGACGCGCCAATGATCGAGGCCAGCACGATGACGATGTACGGGCCGACGACGGCCGCCACGCTCGGGGCATAGACCCAACTGGCGACGAATATGCCGAAGCCGACGGCGTCCAGCACAGAGGGTTGAGAATTCATGCCGACCTTTCGGACAGAAGAGCGCGCCGCATTGGCGGGTTGAGGGTTTCTGGCTTGTCACGCATTGGGGAAAGGCCCGGCGGCCACCGTGTAGTTGCCGCCGTACCGGGCGACGCCGATCGTGTAGCGGATCTCATCCATGTAACCCTTCCACGGGGCACCCAGGTCGTTGCCCGCGCCGCCCAGGATCAGGTTTGCCGCACTGGTCAGCAACGCCCCGGTAACCGTGGTAGTTGCCACGACGGTTCCACCGAGCATCATTCGAGCCGTTGTGCCCTGGCGCTCCACGCAGATAGCCGTCCAGGTTGTCGCGGATGCGGACACTGAGCTATCGACACCGGGATAGGAGGTGCCGGAGGTGTTGAAGCCCATCGTCCACTTGCTGGAGGCGAGATTGAAGAAGGCCTGCCACTCGCCGCTCGAGCCCGAATCGGTGGCACGCTTGGAGAAAATGCCGTGGTAGCTGGAAATGTCGTCCAGACGCACGCGCGCCTCGAAGGTGAAGTCGCTCGATCCCGCCTGGAGGCTCGCCGCGTGCGGCACGGACAGCGCATCCCCAGCCCCGTCCAGATAGATCGATGATCCGCCGAACACGCTTTGCGTCGTGGAGATCTTGGCATTGCCCAAGCCCGAGACAGTCCTTGCGTAGCTCGAAGAGTCGGCAAAGGTCGTGCTGCCGTCGGCGCCGTCGGCGTGCAGCAAAAGCACGACGTTGGCGAAGTACGGATCGACCGCTGGCCCGGTCGCCGCATCAGCCATGAGCATCTGGTGGATGCCGCTCATGTCAGGCCGCTCCCGCTGATGCGCCAGCGCGTGGCCGTCACCTTGATGGCCGTGGCCTGGCCGCCCGAAGCCAGTGTGCGGCTGCCGGTGCTTCCCGCGGTCCCCACGAGCACCAGGGTGTCGGTGGTGATCGCAATGGTGATCGCGCCCGCCCCGAAATCGTTGTCGAAAGTCACGACGGTCCCGATGGGGAACGCGACCGATGCGTTCGCGGGGATCGTCCAGATCCGAGCCGTCGTGTCGGCCGCAGGGTGGTAGATATGCTTTCCCGCGTCGGCCGCGACCAGTGTGTAGGCCGCGCTCTGGCTGTTCTGCAGCACCTTGGGAGGCGACCAGACCGGCGCGCCGCTCACTACCGTCAGGACTTCACCCTCATTCCCGATCCCGAGGCGGCCAGCAGCGCCAGCAGCGCCGCCGGCGATCAAATCGCCCGCCGTCGTCATCGGATTCGTGAAGCCTGCCGGATTGTTGATCCATCCAACAGCACCCGCAGCAACGCCGAGCACTTGGCCATTCGCCCCCACACCAATCCGGACCGGAGATCCACTCGCGCCGCCCTTGATCAGGTCTTCGGCCGTGGTCATCGGATTGATCAGGAGGCCCGGCCTGTCTCCATAGGCCTGCCGCTTGTCGGAATCGGAAGCGATGGTCATCGTCGACGCACCAGCCACGATCTGGTACAGGCGCATGTAGGTCGTCTGATCGTTCCAGTTCGTCGTGCTCGTGGCGGCCGTGACCGCTCCGGTGGTGCGGTGCGCCACCACATAGTTTGTGTTGCTGGCCGTCAATGCGACGCTCTGGTCAGCAACGCTCACACCATTGAAAGGGGCGCCGTACAGCGTCAGGTTGAGCCCGGCAACGGTCTTGATGCCGTAGAGCGAGGCCGGCCCAACGGCGCGGAAATTCTCGTTGACCGCGGTGTCGGCGCCAGCGCCCGCCGTGATCTGGTTCATGGTCATATCGTTGCCTCAAGGGGATGCCCACGGCCCACCACGTCGCTGATCTGGTAGACCCGCACGTAGAGCGTGGATTGGTTGGCGCCGAAGTCGGCAATCTGTTGCGCGGACGTGTAGACAGCGCTGCGCGAGGTGGCGGCGATCACGCGCACGACCGTGGCGAAGGTGTTGCTGCTGTAGATCACCACCTCGTAGGCCTCGGCCGACTCGCCCAGCGGCACGATGCCCGAGAGCCAGTTTTCGGAAAGGCGAGTGCGGCGGACCCAGCTCAGCGTGATGTCGCCGCTGGCAACGGCCTTGGAGAGATTGGCCGGCGAGAAAGGCCGCAACCCTTCGGCGGTGTTCGCGTAGGTCTGTGTCGGCGCGCTCTCGAAGGATCGACCCAGCGAGACGGCGCGATAGGCTTTGGCCTGCCCGATGCTCCCGGCGTCGAAATTAGGCCGCAACGTGCCGCCGATGCCGAGCAGGACAAAGGCATCGCCCACCGAATGGTTGCCGCGGTTGCGCTCGGTGCCGCGGGCGCCGCGGATGAAGCCCGACAGGATGTAGCGCCCGCCGCCGAGGTCATCGGCCTGGCGGAACTTGATGATTTCCCAGCGGCCCTGCACGCCGACGGCCGCCACGTTCACCGAGCCCGACAGCAGCAAGTCCTTCGTGATGGTGTTGAGCACGCCTTCGCCGATGTTGACCGTGAGCAGGTTCTGCTCATCCACCACGTTCAAGCTCCAGCTGCCCAGCGCCGTTTCGGCGAACCCGATGACCGCCGCATTGGCGACGGTGCCGCGCGATTCCAGCGTCGCGGTGTCGTCGCCCGCGAACAGCTCGGCACCCTCCCAGGACGTGGGCATGTAGCCCTCCATCGCCGCATAGAGACCGGCGTCGTTGTCCGCATCGCGAAGGATCGGGATGTCCAGCAGCTGCAGCAGTGTCGACGGGGGCAGCGGCGCAAGCTCCTGCCCGCGCTGCCCGTCGGAGCCCGGCACCGACTGCACCAACAGCTCTGCATCGAAGGGGAAGCATTCGCCCTCGATCAGGGCGCCCGTATCGGTCAGCTTCGTCAGCATCCAGTTGCTGAAGGTGCCGCGCGGATACTCGACCGTCACCACATCACCTGCGCTGAGGTAGGCGTACTTGCGCGAAACCTTGAGCGACCGCGTCATGCGCGCGATCCACGACTCGTAGAGCAGGCGATGCGCGATGGTGGCCGCCTGGTCGGGCGTCATCGCGATGGCCAGGTCGACGGTCTGGTCCAGGATCGATTCGGTGACGATGCGCCGCGCGGTCTCGGTGCTGGTCTGGTAGTCGAAGGCCGGATTGAGGTAGCGCACGGTCACGCTGCGCGGGCACTCGGCCTCTTGCGTGCGCGAGAGCGGGAAAGCGTCGATGGCCTCCTGGCCGTTTTCCTGGCATGCCAGTTCGTCGTAGGCGATGGTCGCGGCCGGAGTGCGCGTCGCGCGATGGAAGTACCGGATCAGCCCGTCCTCTTCGACCACGCCGATTGCGCCAAAGGTCAGCAGCGGCTCGATGTTCGTCCGCGCGCTCGCCACGTTGATGTTCGTCGTGTAGCCCCAGACCGAATCCGTGATGGTCGACACGTCGAACTGCGCGGGCAGCAGGCCGGCCTGCTCGCTCTGGCTGCTGATGATTTCGGCCACGGAAGCCGCCTCGGGGACCACCACCGAGAATCGCGTGAGGTTGTAGCCGAGGCCGATGTAGTCAGGGCCGGTGATCGCCAGGTCGCGCGTGGCATAGAAGGTGTAGGAATTGACGTTGCCAATGCCGCCACCCGCCGGATGGCCGGACGTGTTGGATTGCAAGATCCACTCCTGCGCGTCGATGTCAATGCGATAAATCGCCGCATCGGTCGGGCCGCCGCTGTTACCGCGGACGATGTAGGCGAAGACGCCTTGCGCGTTGACGCACAGCGCGCCGTAGGCCAATTTCTGATTGGGCACGTTCGGGCCGGCGATGATGGGAAGTGCCCCGCTCGTGCCGCCATCCACCTCCCGGCGCTCCAGATAGAGATTGCTGCTGCCGTCGATGGTCACCGAGTAGATGACGCTGTCGGCGAAAGCGACCAGCGCGGGGTCATGATCGAAGGTCAGCGCGATCTTGGCGCCCAGCGCTGTGATGAGAATCGCGCCGTGCGACACCTGGTTGTTGTCGAAGCTGGCGAAGACGAAGTTGCCGGAGGCGGTGTCGCACGCGCCTCGACCATTGTTGGCCCTGCCTGGCATGCCCGAATCAACCGGGAAATCGGCCAGCACCGTGACGGCACCGGTATCGAGTTGGATGAGTTTGTAGTAGGTGCGACCACTCAGGTCATGAACCCAGGCTGCGGTCGGATGCTCGGTGCCGGTGACGGGGAATGGCCGATATCCATTGATGGACGGGCCATCTCCGATCCAGACCCCCAGGTCGTAGGTTCCGACCCGGCGGACACCTTCCGTGGAACAGTAGTCCACATGCATGTAGACCGGGTTGTTGTAGCCAACGCCCGAGAAGTGGTACTGCCAAATCTCGTCGGAGCTGATGACGGCTGAAGCATCGTCGGCAAAGCCTCCCACCGAGATCATTTCGCTGGTGACGATCTGCACGTCGGCGCCTACGCAGATCTCATAGGAGAGCTGCGGAATGCGCCCACCTGGGCACTCCAAGCCGAAAACGAACACACCGATCAGCCCGCGGAATGCCGGCACGTTGCCGATTCCCTCGAAGGCCTCGATGATCGGGTGCGGCAACTGATCTTCGAAGCCCGGATGCAGCGAGATCTGCGCGTGCGGGTTCTCCGATGACGCCAGCGCCTGCGAGGCCGGCAGGCCGCTCGAAGCGTCGTAGCGCAGCTTGCGGTCGACCCAGACTTTGCGGATGGCCACCACGGTGCCGGGCGGCGGCGTCTTGCCCAGGCAGAGGTAGCCGTGAATGAACTGGCGGTAGGTGGTGTTCTCGGGCGCGCCGCCCTTGCCCTGCGTCGTCGTCGTGCCGATCTCGATAATGTCGGTGGCCCAGATCCAGGTCGCGGGCGGGACGTTGTTGCCCCAGGTCTCGGGGATGCCACCGCCGAATTCGCTGACAGAGACCTTCGTGTCTTCGACGCGCGGGCCTTCGGTCTTCTCGCCGGGCGTGAGCAGGCCACCCACCAGAGAGCCGACGACGAAGCCGAGCTGCGGGTAGCCAAAGAAGGCCCCCACCACACCGCCGACGACGCCCAGGACTTGTTGAGTGCTCATTCGGCGATTCCAGGGAAGCGGAAGCATCCGGCGACGGTTGCTTTGACATGCGTCAGCCACTGAGGCGACAGCGCGTTTTCGGTGACGCACCGCGGGTGCATGGTCTGCGCGTGGATTACGCTGAGGCCACCGTACGGGTAGTCGCCGACGATGCCGATATGGCGGTTGCCGGCGAAGCGCATGACCACCACGTCGCCGGGCGCCAGGTCGGCGCGGCCGATCTCGACCAGGTGCACGCGACACAAGGCGAGCATGGATTCATCGGTTGCGCGCACGGCGTAGCCAGTGACATCGAGCGTCGAGAATCCCAGCTCGCGCGCAACCTTGAGCACCAGACCCGCGCAGTCCATGGCGTCGTCGCGGCGCCCTTGATGCGTCCAGCGCGCCCCCTGATACCTCCGCGCAGCGGCAACGATCTCAGCTCGCGTGGTCATGACTTGGTGCTCCCGAAACCGAGGATTCGGTTATTGCCGGGGAACATCGACGGCGGCATGCCGCGGAAGCGGATAACGTTGTCGTACTTGTCTTTGCAGTCCGACACACCCAGTGGATTGCGTCCACCGCGCTCGTGGCGCTTGCGGCAACCAGGTAGAACGGAGTACGCCATCCCGATCTCGGGATTCATTGGCAGCGGCAGCGCAAGCGTATAGACGCCGCCCGCAAAACCGTAGACTTCCATCTCCGCGCCGTCCATCTCGCCGGACTCCACGCGCAGCACGCCGGCACCAAACCAGTCGCTGACTTGGGTCGCGGCCGAATCGGTGAAAACGCGCCGATTCGTCACACCGGTCAGCGTGCTGGAAAAGCGCATGGACTCGACATCCACACCGCACTGGTCATCACCGAGCGTTGCCAGACAGTGCGGCGTGAAGACGCGGCCAACGGACTGCTGCAACGCCTGCAGGAGGCCTCGCAATTCGGCAGTGAACGCGGATCGACCGGCCTTCACATTGCCCAGCGTTCCAGCCTGCAAGGTCAGTCGACCCATCGTCAGGTCGCGATAGTTGACCTCGAACACGGTGACGAAAGCGCCATCCCACAGGCCACTGATGATCTCGGCCTCGGACGCGAAATCCGTCGACAGCGCACCATTGACTTCGGAGTTCTGGACGGCGCCGTCCATTTGCTGGCCGATCGCCATGGGATTGACTCCGCCCCGCGATCGATATGTCTCGCCGAGAATCACAAGGTCATCGGATGCACCAGTGACCGTGACCACCACTCCATCACGGCGCTCGAAACGCAAGCAGCGCGCCAGCGTCCGCGTGCGCTGCGCGTAGTGCGCGGTGAGCGCGACGGTTGTCGTCTTCAAAGCCGAACCTCGACAATCGGAATCTGATCCCAGCTGTGGAGGTCGTAGGCGATCACGCTGTTCGCCATGCGGTCGGTATCAAAGCGCACCGGCACGTCGAACTCGCACGCGGCCGTCATATTGGCCGCCTGCCGGAACAGGCTCAGGGTGCCACCAGCCGCCGTCAGGCCCGAGGTGTTGACATTGAGCGTGAGCGTTGCGCCTGCCACAGTGGCCACAGTGGCGCGCGTATTGAGCAACGCGGCCGCGGTGCCAGTCACGCCCGAGAAGGACACGGCGTCACCAACAATCACGTTCGGCGAGAGCGCCGAGGCCAGCACCACCTGATGCGTTGCTCCCACAGTATGCGAACTCACCGCCCGGGTTTGGCTCGCGACCAGCGTCACGATGCCGGTCGTGATGTCGATCGCATACTGGCCGGCGCCAGCGCCAGCCGTCACCACGTTCACGCCGTCCATCAGCTCGAAAGTGCCCGCGACCAGCTTTTGCAGGAGGCGCTGCTCTTCGATGCCGACCGCCATAAAGTAGTTCTTCGCCACCTGGAACTTCGACGGCGCGCCATCCACCGGCACCAGCGCGCTTTCCTGGGGAAGCAGGACGTAGTCGGTCCAGTCCTTGAAGCGGAATGGAATGCCACGCCCGTGCACCGCGCGGAAGAAGCGCCGCAGCGTGTCAAGCTCTTCGGGCGTCTTGACGGCGTGCGCGCACTCGCCCACGCAGAGGGCTCGCCAACGGATGATGTCCCGCGATTCGGCACCCCCCTGGACCTGGGTGATAACCGTCTGGAACTCAGGTCCGAAGGTCACACCCTGCGAGATGTCGTCCGGAAACCGCGGCGACTCAAGGAAAAGGTCCGCCATCAGGTGTTCCTCCGGATGGCCGTATTGACAGATGAGCCAGTGATCACACCGATCTGCGCCTGGGTGCGGCGATCTACCGGGCCGGACAGGTGGAAGACGTTCGACACCTGTACGCCGCCATAGCCGGCCTTGTTCTGCGCAGCCGGCACGATGCGCTCGCCCTTGTGGATCTTGGCGATCATGTCCTCGGGGACATAGTTGGTGCCGACATCGAAGCTGGCGAGGCCAGCAATCAGGGAATCGAGACCGGCCTGGCTAGCCTCGCTGTAGCCGCCACCGTCGCCCAACAGGCCGCCCAACGCACCAAGGCCTCCCAGCCCTCCCGCGTCCGTGGCGCCCATGGCCGCAGCGGCCGAGCTGGCAGCAGAGGCGAGCACACCCAGAGCAGACGACGCGCTGGTCGACGAAGTCGTCAGCGTCGCCATCGCCGCAGCCGGTGCCGCGCCCTTCCCGCCGAAGAGGTCCCCGAGCAGGCCCGAGCCGCTCTTTCCACCGCCGAGCGCGCGGGAGATGATGCCGCCAATGCCGCCCGACTCACTGCCGCCGAATACGGTCTTGGCGAAGTCCTTCGTCAGCATGCCGGAGACATCGCTGAACACGGAATTAAAGAAGCGCTTCGCGGCCTCCTTCGGCGTCGCCGACTTGTCGAAGATGCTCGTGAGCGCGTCGCCCGCCGCGCTGGAGAACATGGTGTTGAACCGGTCCGCCAGCGGGTCAAGCGTCGCGCCGAGCTGCTCCACCTGAAGGCGGAGGCGGTCGACGCTCTGCTGCTGCTCCGGCGTGCGCGCGGCGGCGTCGATCTTCTCGAAGAGTGCGAGTTGCTCGCGGAGCTTCTCGACGGCCTTCTGCCTGGCCTCACCGCTTGCGCGCAGGCCTTCGATCTCGCCGATGGTGCCACGCTCCCGCGCGAGCGTGATGCGGTCTTCGGCGATCTGGAGGTCGCCCTGCACTAGAGAGAAGGCCTGCTGCACCTTGCTCAGCTCGGCCTGCGCAACCTGGATTTCCTTCAGGTTGCGCACCATGGCCACGGCCTGCGCGTTGTTGTTCGCGCTGAACAGCTTCAGCACGCCGTCGAATTGCTTGTCGAACCGGATCGCGGCGGCTGCGCCCAGCTTGCCCTGCATCTCCAGCAGTTTGGCGTTGACTTCGTCTAGCTCGTCCTTGTAGTCCTTGGCGGCCTTCTGCCGCTCGAAACCGAACTTGATCGCTTGCGTGCCGGCCTCGCGCTCGACCTTGGAGCGCTTGTCCAGGATCTCGTTGATCTTGCCTTCGGTCTCGGCGCGGTCGGTGGCCTTCGGCGCGGCGGCCAGGTAGTCGCGCAGCGCCTTCAGCTGCTCGTCATAGGCCTTGACCTGTTTCTCGGTGCTCTCGTCGAGGATCGCCTGCCGCTGATTGAAGTAGTCCCCGAACGAGATCAAGCCCTGTTCGTTGTACAGGCTCAGGAACTCATTGCGCGAGGCCATGAGCTCGCGCTCCTGGGCGACGTTGCGCTCAAGATTCTTGAGTTCGTTCTCCAGCAGCTTCTTCGTGGGATCGTCGACCGGGGCCTTCGGGCCCTTCGCGCCCGGATCCTCGACCACCGGCGCAGGGGTCTGCGTGCGCGGCCTCTGGAAGCGGCGGAAAACCGCATCCATCGAATCCTCTGGCTTGATGCTGTCCAGTGCAGCAGCGCGGCTCTTCGCGCTGTCGCTGGTCCCGAACATGTTGCCGTTCCAGAACGACTTGACGCCAGCCGTGTAGCTGGCCCATCCGGCCGCGAAGAGCCCCCCGTTTTTCTTCGCCTCGAGGAATTCCTTGCTCAGGTCGGCCAGGCTCTGGATGAAGGGCCCCGCGATCGACACCGCGGCCGCCTCACTCGACAGTTTGATCTTGGCGAGGTTGTCGTTGAAGTCTGCCGCGGCTTTCGCGACCTTCGTGTCATAGATCGCGCCCAGCTGCTCCGCTTCCCGCCGCAACCGCAAGATGCCGTCGGCGCCGAGATTCAGCAACGGAATCATGGCCTCGCCCGTCTTGCCGAAGACGCGTTGCGCCAACGCGGCCTTCGCCGCGCCATCTTCATAGCCGGCGAACCGCTCGGCCAGATCCCTCAGGACGGCTTCGCTGCTACGCAGCGTGCCGTCGGTATTGGTGACCTCGACTTTCAGCGCCTTGAAGGTCGCGACAGCCTCTTTGTTGCCGCCGGCGGCCTCGGCCATGTGCTTGCCGAGCTTGGAGATACCCGTCGAGAGCGCCTCGAGGGGCGTGCCCACGGCCTCGCCCGCGAAGCGCAGCTCACTCAGCGCCTCGACGGTGATGCCCGTCTTCTCGGCCATGTCATCGAACTGGTCGAGGATCTTCAGCGCCTGGATGTTCTGCAGTGCAGCGAAAGCACCCGTGATCGCCAGGCCGACGCCCGCGATGGCCGTGGCCTTGCCCACGAAGCCGCTGACGCGCGTCTGCAGCGCATCGAGCGAATTGCCAACGCTGTTGAACGCAGCCTTGGTCCGGTCGACGGCCGAGAGGATGATTTCTGCTTTGGTTGCCATGTCAGGCCTTCAGTGCCGCCGCTGCCGCGATGCCAGGGCCGCCATCCGCCGGGCTTGCCCGCCCGGGGACGCCTGCGCCGAGGGGCCCTTCGCCGCCCATGGATCGGAACCCATGAAGTCGCTGGCCACCCAGCCTTTGCCGCCCTTGCGAGTGCTCTGCCCCTGGTAGGTGGCCGCGAGCACCTGCGCATGCCGGAGGCGTGCTGCCGCGGGGTGCAGCTGCTCGGCGCGGAACATCACTTGCCATTGCGCAAACTCCCTCGCGCTCATGCGCTCGCCCAGTTCTTCGACAGACCATCCCAGCGCCAAAGCGAGAACAAAGGCGAATCGCAACTCGGGCTGGGCAATTAGTTTTTTTCCGCGTCCGCTCCGCCAATGGCAAAGTCAGCGGCTGTCCGCGCGAACTCGAAGACTTCGGCCGGATGGGTGGCGCTGAGCGCTTCCCACTCCTGAACCGAGAGCAGCGGTTTGCCTTCGGGGTCAATGACGATCTGGGACAGCAGCCGTAGCGCCATCACGCCGTTCGCGCGGGAGACGGCCTCCCCCTCGGTCTCGCCGGGCTGCGGCTCGCGCTCGGCAGTCTGGCGCGTCGTGTTGGCGAGCTGCTCCGAGAGCAGAAGGCCGCGCACGATCACCTCGCCGCCGAGCGGCGGGAAGGCGATGACCTTCTTCGGCAGCACGGGAACCTTGAACTGGCTTCGATCGAGTGCCATAGATCAGGCCCCCGCGTAGTCTTGGAAGAGACCGCGCACGTTGATCTTGACCGGCGTGGTAACCAGTGCGCCCGCGGAGCCGTTGGGCACCATGCTGGCCGCCGGAACTCCCGCAAAGAGGCCCAGCGTGCCATCCGAGAAGGTGAACCGCACTGCCAGGACGGCGCGCGCACGGGAGGCCGCCTTCAGCGCGACCAGCGCGGGGTCATCAGTCACCCACAGCGAGCCGAAGGTGAAGACGAGCGGCGTCTCGTTGCCGGGCATGTTGTATCCGCGGCGCACATGGATGGTCTGCACCAGCACGTCGGCGGACTCGCCGCCTGCGGCATTCACTTCCGTGAAGGTCGCAGCGCTGGCGCCGAAGGTGATCTTTTCGGCCGTGCCGGACACGAAATCGCCGAAGAGCGTCGAATCGATGCCCTCGAGGCTGAAGGCGTCGGTCACGGAGCCATCGACACGCACCACGGCGTAATCGAGGTCGATCATGCCCTTGACCTTTAGCAGCAGCACGTCGCCGTCGGCATAGCCGTGCGCAACGGAGCTGGCGACGGCCGGGCTCGCCTTGGTGATGGCGGTGATGGTTTTGGGCGCGGCGAGTGCGGTCTGCACATCGACGGCCACGTCGGACCAAAGTTGGACTTCAGACATGGTGATCTCCGTTCAAGAAGCGGTTTCCGGCGCCCCGCGCCGGGTGAAATAGGTGATGCGCCAGAGCTGCTCGCGCGCGGCGGTGGTGGTCTCGCCATCCCCGTCGATCACGATCCGGCTGGCGGAGATACGGGTGCGCCCGGCCTTGGGCACTGCGAAGGACGGCACGCCCAGCACGCGCTCGACCTGGGCGCCGAGTTCGCGCGCGCCAGAGGCGTAGGTGCTGCTGTGCGCGACCGCGCATTGCACGACGACGGAGAACACGCGCTGCTCCAGACCACTGACGGTCGCGGGCTCGATGACCTCGCCCTCGGGCGATTCCTGCACCAGGAGCGCAGGGAGTTCGTTGAGCTGCAGGCGGTCGGGCCGGTCCAGGAATACGCGCGAGCCGGCATCGGTGGCGCCGATCAGCGCGTCGCGCACACCTTCGAGGATGGTTTGCTGTGAGTTCGCCACGTCAGGCCTTGCGCAGTTGCACGGTGACCCAGCCCGACCGGTCGGGCTCGAGGCCGCCGGTCACGCTGTAGCCCACGCCGTCGATGACAAGCACGCTGCCGTGAGCCAGGCCGGGGGCGCGGGCAATGTCGAACGACGCCTCAGGCCCGGCGCTCTCCGCGTACCCGTCGATCAACTGCACCGGCAGCCGATCAAAGACGACGCCGAACGCTTCCCCACCATTGAAGGAAGCGAGAGCATTCGAGAGCCGCGCCTCGACTGCCGCGTTGACACGGTCTTCGAGGGCAGCGAACGGGCCGGGCATGTGGACTTCCAGTCGATCAGGCCGCGACGGCGACGAAGGCGCCGAGCTTCATCGCGACGGTCGCCGACGGATTGGCCGCCGCTTCGACCGCAATGCCCACGCATTGCTGGGCCGTGGCGGTCTTGTTGACCACCTTGTTCGTCGCGTCCCAGTACAGACGGTCGCCGACGCTGATTGCCAGCGCGCTGGTTTTGGCGATGGTGATGACACCCTCGACCATGAACGCGCCCGGCGCGCCGCTCGCGACATCCGCGATAGCAACACCGAAGAGGCCGGTACCGAACAGGTAGCCGACGCCGGCCGCGACATCTGCTGCGGGCGTGAGGGTGAGAACGTCGCCCCGTTGAACGTAGGTTTTCATGATGTGTTCCTGGTGAATTGATGAATTGGCTTGCCGCCCAGCGCTTGCGCGCCGGGCGATGAGCTATCAGGCGCCGGGGTTCTTGGCGAGAGTGCGGTAGTCGAGCGGCGCAACACCGGCATCGATACGCACCTTGAATTCCGTGCCGTCGACGGTCCAGCCAACCTTCTGCTCGAGGTAGGGCTGGTCGTTGCCATCGAGATAGTTCACCTCGATGGTGTCGGCGCTGTTCGGATCTGCAGCGCCGTACCAGGCCGCGGCCGAGGACGCATCGAGGCGAGCGTCGGAGATCACCTCGAACGTATCGCGCACAGAGTTCGGCACGGTGTTGGCCTTGGTGGCGCCCACGTCGAATTCGCTCGCGCGGACCACGTTGGCGGTGCCCTTGAGCGCGCGCGGCACGATCAGGTACTTCAGCGGGATGTTGAGCGTCGCGGCGCCCTGCTTCTGCACAGCCATCGCAGCCTGCATCGCATCCACGCTGCCCGTGGTGATCGCCGCGCCGGTCAGCAGGTTGGCGTGCGTCGCGTGGAAGAGCGCAACACCGTCGCTCATGGTCGGATTGCTGGTCAGGATCGCGTAGACCAGGTCGCCCACGGTGCGGATGGCGGCGCGGCCCATGAGACGCGGGATCCGGGTGAAGGCATCGAGGTCGTCATTGATGATGGCCTGGCGCGTGATGCTGAACAGCTCGCCATAGGTGGCCAGCACGACCGATTCGGCACGCTCGCCGAGCGTGGCGTACTTGTACTCGGCGCCTTCGACCACCTTGCGCAGGCTCGGGAAGGCGTTCAGGTCCACGCGCTTGCCGGTCTTGAAGTCGGACAGGGTGCCGGGACGGGTCCACAGCTGGAAGGTCTCTTCCGCCTCCATGTAGCCCTTCAGCATGGCCTTGTTTGCGACGTTCGCCAGCAGGCCGGGGAAATCGCTCGTGCTGTGCGTGAAAGCCGCACCGATGAACGACATCTTGTCCATGCCTTCGCTGCGGAGACCGGCGCGGGCCAGGCTGGCGCGCGCCAGCTCCGACAGCGTGAAGCCGCGGTAGGGATTGGCGCCCTCGGCCTTGGCCAGGCCGGCACGCGCAAGCAGCGACTGCGTTGCCGCGGTGCGCTGCTTGTCGGTCTCGTCCTCGACGGTCGTGACATGCTGGCCTGCAACAGGCGTGGCGCCCGTCGCAAGGTGTGCAAGCAGACGCTGGCCGGCGGCCTCGACCGTCACGGCGTGGTCGTCTTCGCACTGGCGCTGCAGGTCGGCGACGCCGGCCTGCACCGCGAAGCGTGCGAAGCTGGCGCGAATACCTTCGCGGCGCGCCTTGTCGGCAGCCAGAACGGCTGCGGCATCGATCGCAGCCGGGGCTGCAGGAGTGGCGGGGTTCGGGTTGGCCGCCTGCGGATTGGATTGGGGCATGAAAGGCTCCGGAGAAGGTGCGGCGGCTGCCGCGGGAATTCCCGCTGCCTGCATCAGCGATGCGGGCAGCGAGCTGTAACGGGAAAGGGGCATGGCCCGCGCCGCGCTGGCGGCAAGCGGCATCGGGTCGGTGACGGCGTCGATGAACTTGGCTGCGAGCGCTTCATCGGCGGTGTAGTAGTGATCCCTGCCGTCGGTGAGCAGCGCGAGCATTCCGGGCTGGTCGCCGGTGCGAGCGGCATAGCTGGTGGACATGGCCGCGGCCCAGGTGTCCAGCTGGTCGGCCTGCTCGCGAAGCTCGGCGCTGTTACCTGCGGCATAGGTCCACGGCGCGTGGATCATCAACATGGCGTTGTTCGCCATCAGCACCTTGTCGCCAGCCATGGCGATCAGGCTGGCGATGGAGAAGGCCATGCCATCGACTTCGATGGTGATGGTCGCCTTGTGGCGGCGGATCGCGTTGTAGATCGCCAGGCCATCGGGAACCGAGCCACCGATGCTGTTGATGCGAACTGTGATGGCCTCGACATCCAACTCCGACAGTTCACGGACGAAGCTGGCAGCAGAAACCGTTTCTTCCCACCAGCTCTCGCCGATGTCGCCGTAGATGAGGATCTCGGCGGCAGCCGCCACGCCGATCGCTGCCGCTGCCAGCGCGGTGCGGCGGCGGATGGCGTACCAGGTAGATTGCGTTGTTGACATGGACTGAGGGCCCTCGATTGAGAGCCCTCAGTTTCAGAAAATCACCGTCTCATTTGTAGGGAGAGAATGAGACTATTTCTTCTCATCGCTGGTCGAGCCAGCCACCGACTCATCGATGACCGTCGCCGGTGCGCCGGGCGTGTTCGCGGCATTGCTGGTGAACACCAGGCCCTTGTCCGCGGTATCTCGACGGAACTCCGCCACCTGCTCGATGACATCGCGAGGATTGGCTCCGCGCTTGCGGATCACTTCCACCTCGCTCGCGAAGCCCGCCTGCACGAGCTTTTCCCATGCACTGGCTTCCTTCACCGGATCGATCCACGGCATGCTCTGGCCGATGAAGAGCGCATCATCTTCGGAGCCGGGGCGCACGTCGGCCGGCATCTTGACGACACCACTCAGATTGGCCGCCTGCACAAAGGATTCCCATGTCGGCTGCACAAACATGCCCACGAACTCGTCAGCGAGCACGGCATAGTGCACCCACTGCTCGACCAGTTCCTGGCGTTGCGCGCTGTAGCTGACGCCGTAGTCTCGGCTCACGCTCGAGTAGCTGGCACCGATGCCCGCGGCGAACGCACGCAACTGACCAGATCGCCACATCACGAGATTCGGATTCGGTCGATTGCTGTCGATCATTCCGATCTCCTCGCCGACGGTGAGCGAGTCGATGATCATCCCGGGCTGCATGCGCAGATCGCGCGGCAGCACGTTGCCCTGGTCGTCCTTCGGCAAGTTTTCTGCGCTGTAGCCCACCTCGGGATCGACGCGCTTGACGAAGGCCGTCAGGGATGCGGCAACCTTGGCCGCGATGCGCTCGCTCTCTTCGTAGTCTTTGAGGTCCTCGAGGCGCATCAGCACGCTCGCGAATTCCGAGACGCCGCGCTGCTGATGAAGGCGGTCCAGCGTCGCCACATGCAGCATCCGTTCGGCGGGAATAGATTTCAATCCATCCTGCCCGGCGAAGAACAGTCCATCGCGTGGGTCGCCCTTGAAGACCAGGTAAGAAGTGGCCTGCCCCCAAGAGTTGGATTGGATGCCCTGGCGAATATTCCGAGCGAAGTCGTCGTAGTCGAGCGGGACAAAGTCAGGCTCGAAAAGCTCTAGCGAGAACGGCACGCGGGTGCCATGCTGCAGGAATTGCACTGGGCCGGCCAGCTTCTGAGCAAACGCCTCCCCATCGCGCAGCCAGGTGTAGGCCATCAGGCGCTGCGCGAGCGCCCAGCGGTACTTGCCGGTGACCTCAGGCTTTCGCTGCCAGTCGCGCCAAGCTTCGCGCAGGCTCGCGGCGTACTCGGTGTGGATCGATCCGTCGGCCCGGCGCGGTTGAGGTTCGACGCCGATGCCGCTCGGCCCCACCACGTTGTTCACCAGGACGCGCAACGCGCCGCGCGACAGGTCGTGATTGCGCTCGAGGTAACGAGCGTGGGCACGGAGTGCCGCCGCACTGTTGCCGGCCAGCGCGTTCGGACTGCTGTTGTCCATACGGCGTTGCCGTTGCTTGCTCGGCTTCGCTCCCTCGTAACACGCCAGTGCGCGACGAGCTTGAGCGCGGCGCAGGCCCGCGATGGGGTCACGCCAGGCGACGATGCGATCGATGATGTTCATGGTGGGCGAGGAATGGGTTAATCGCAACGACCGTCGAAGCGGGCCACTGAGAACGACAGGCCGCCGATGGTCGGCCCACGGCCTCCCGTTTCCGCAGCGGCCCTGCGCTCCCACTCGAGGCGCCCCTTACGGATTTCGCTCAAGTTCTCATTGGTAAGGGTCCGTCCGTTGAACTGGACGGTCTTGCCGGAAAGCACAGCGGCTTCGGCGGCCAGGTAGCTGGCGAGCATGTCGGTGGCAGTAGTCATGATGGTGACCGTAACGGGGTGCCCGTCTCGTTTCTAGGGAGAGATTGAGATTCTTTTTTCTCCGTCGCACGCCCAACGATCCGATACAGCTGCGCACGCGACAGCGAATATTTAAGCCCGACCTCCCGATGGTTGAGACCATTGAACTCGCGTCGGATCGCCGCATCCCGTTCCGAGCGATCGGGCACGGGAATGTAGAGCTCCTGGCCGCCGAGACGGCGGCGCAGACCTCGCACAAGCGCTTGGGAAAACATCGTGGCGATGCCCTCGTGCATGCCGGTCTCCTCGCGCACGATATTCGTGATGTCGTGCTCGAGCTGCACCGCGGCATCGTCGGCCTGGCTGGAAGAAACACAGAAGGGAAGTTCGATCACAGGCGGGCACTCCATTCGTCGGAAGCTAGGGATTTGGTGGGGGCAGAAGGCGGCGGGCGCTTGCTCGTCTGGCCGGCCATAGGTAGAGCTGCCTGGCGCACGGCCGGCGCAGGCAAGGGGTCGACGTCGATCACATCGAAGAGGTCGGGCAGGATGGCGCTGGAGAGCCGCTGCCACATGCGATCGGTGTAGGTGTGCAGGCCCAGGCGGTGCGTGCAGAAGATCGCGTATACGGTGCAGTCGAGCGGCTCGTTGCGTTTTCGGGCTACGTTCACCCAGCGGTGCACGCTGCCGGTGCTGGTCTTGGCGAGCACGCGGGACTCGGCGGTGAGGCCGTGGAAGAACTCGATGGGCAAGTGCTTGCTCATGTGCACGTACCCAGGGCCGGGCTGAGTCACCATCAACCGGCCGTACAGCAGATCCTTCGCGGTGTCGGTGCCGACCATCCAGAGTTTCACGCCGCGCTTGAGTACACGACCACGGAAGTTCACGTCCTGCGCGCTGGAGCGGCCGGCGACCGGCTTACCCGGCTGACTGTCGCCCTTGATAGCAAAGATGCGGCGCCGCTCGCGCGTACGGGCGAAGTTGTAGGCCTGGTGCGTGAAGTGGCCGCCGGTGTCAACCGCCGCCGATTCAATGGCCAATCGCGACCCGTTGGCATGCGGGAAGCTGGTCTGCAGGTAGGCGTCGAGCTTCTCGTCCCAGTCGCGCTCGTCGGCCGGATTGGCGGGAATCACCGCGTAGTCGACGGTCCACATTTCTTCGCCAACGCCGATGGCCCAGACCACGACTTCAAACCGGTTGTCCTGAACATCGACGCCGGCAACCAGCACCAGCCCACCCTGCGGCACCACGCGCACCGGATAGTCCTCGGCACGCCGCATGAGAGCATGCTCGTCGGCCTTGTCGGCGGCCTCCACGTACGACTCGCCCAGCGTTGTGTTGCAAAAAGTCTGCATCAGCGCGGTGTCGCCCGTCTTGAGCTTGGCGTACGCGGCGAGAAACTCGCGCACGATATCCTCCCATGTCGCCTGCGGGCTGTAGGCCGTCCAGACGTGCACGGCGGCATGTCGGGGCGCCGGGCGCTCGTTGCCTTCGGCGTCGCGGAAGATGCATCCGGCGTCGATCCAGAGGCCGTCCGCCGTCTTCCACCTGCCGCGCTGCCATACACCGAGATACTCGGCTTGGCTATAGAGCGAGCCGCAGTGCGGGCAGAGCTGTGAGGCCGTGATCGTGGCTCCGTCGATTACCCACTTCATGCCAAAGCGCTCTTCGCGACCGCCCCATTGCAGCCGATGCTCCTCTCCGCAGTGCGGGCATGGGATGTGGTACTGAAAGAAGGCCTCGGCTTCGGCCTCCATCTCGTCAATCAGGCTGAAGCCTTTGAGCTTGGGCGTGGTACCGCAGATCTGCTTCGGGTAAGTGGCACCCTCGAGCCGCTTCTTCGAGAGCTTCGGCGGCGAGCCCTCCTTTTCGACGTTGTTGTCAAAGGCGTCGATCTCGTCCATGTGGACGACGCTCACCGTGATACGGCGGTAGTTCTTGGCGGCCTTCCCGCCCCGCAGGTGCAGCATGCTGCCCAGGAACTTCTTCTGCCGCAGGGTGTTGTCCTTATGGCGGCGCATGGCGGCCGGGAAGATTCGGGCCATTACAGGCACGTCACGCAGCATCGTGTCGATCTCGGTCTTCACGAACTCGTCGCTGTCCTCGTCGGTCGGCTGGTAGATGACCTGGTTGCGGCGCTTGTGCTCGGCAAAGAAGCCGACGGCGGCCAGCAGCATCTTCGTGTAGCCCACCCGCGCCGACTTGCGCACGCCCACGCTCTCGACCTCGTCGTGTCCCATCAGGTCGAGGATGCCGGTCTGAAACGGCCAAGCGCGAAACGATCCTTCGACCTGGCTGCTCTCGGCTGACAGGTAGAAATTCTTGGCCGCCCAAACCGACAGAAGCATGGGCGTAGGCGCCTCGAGCGACGAGAGCCCGCGGCGGATCGCGTCGCGTATCTCCTCCAGCAGTCCCGAGCTGCCGGAGAGCATGAGTTGCGATGTTTCGGAGAGGACCATCAGTCGACGTCCCCATTCGCATCTTCGTCGCCTGCGATGGCATCCATCGTTGCACCTGCAGCGATGTTGCGCGCCTTAACGATCTCCTCTTCGATGGCGATCAGTTGCGGACCGGTGAGTTCGGGGAAGCGTCGGCGCAGGGCCACCGGAATCGCCTCCAACGTCGACGCCACCTGGCGGCCGATCTTGGCAAGCACCTCCTCGATGACGAACACGGGCGCGAATTCCTTGCGCGCTACCGCATTCTTCATCGCCTGTGCATCGGCTTGCTCGCGAGCGTAGCGCGCGCGTTCGAAGGCAAGCACACCGTCGGCGCCGCGGCCTGCCGCCTGATCACGGAGGTGCTTCACGTATGCCACGAGCCATTCCTGCGCAGTCCGCCCGGGCACGATCACGTTCCGCGCCATCAGGTCGCTGACGGCCTGCTGTGACACGTCGACCAGTTCCCCGAACTCGGCTTGCGTTACGGTGCGGTCTAGGCCAAACATCAGGCACAACCCCCCTTAGAAAACCCGGCGACTAGCGCTCGGTCGGGCTTCGAATTACCCGTACTCAGGCCTTCCCAGGAGGACCCGCGGCCGGGGGTGGGGCCCCGGCTCGACCCGAGGTTTCCGCGCGAGCGGGCGCCGCCCGTCACTTCGCATCTCCAGCCGGCCGCGCCGTGCGCATCGCATGAGCGAAGGCATCATCGAAGTAGCCGCCGAAGTGGCGCTCGACGGTTCGATCCGACACTTCGAAGAACTCGAATCGACGGCGGTACTTCGCGCTGCCGACGAAGACCAAAACTGGCTTGATCGCACTGCCCCATGCACCGAAGTCGTTGCGCGACCACACGCCGCGCGGCAAGTGCTGGCTGTGGCGTCCGTTGAGCCACGAGTGCGAGCCGTACGGGTGCGTGCCCACGCCTGTGCTGACGAAGTAGGCCTCCTTCACACGCTTCGCCCTGCTCCGCTTGCTGCCCGTCGCGTTCTGGCTGGCGCCCGCCAAGTAGAACGCCTTGAGCTGGCTGAGGATCTGCTGAATCTGGCCGCGGCTCATGTTGCCGTATGCATCCAGCCGCGCGCCTTTGCCAGGCACAGCACGCTCACCCGAGCGCATCACGCCGATGCGCACGAGCAGCACCTCGAGCCGCTTCAGCGGACGGTTGCCGCCATAGATCTGCGGCAGCAGGTAGTGGTTCGGCTGGTCGCTGTCCTTGATCCACACGCGCGCCTCCGGCTTCTGCTTGGTCGCCCGCTTGACGTAGAGCGAAGACATCGTGTACTTCGTCGGCCGGTCGAACACCGACTGCATGTGCATGAGCTCTTCGCTCTTCACATGCTCCGCCGTCTTGTTGAGGGCAACTGCCAAGGCGAACGGCACCTGCTGGTGCTGCTCGGCCAGCAGCCGCTTCACCTCGGGGAAGTTGTCGCGAAGGTCAACCTGCATTGAGGTCTTCTCCTTCGGATGCACGCGCGAAGCTGCACCATGCCTGTTCGATTGCAGTGCGTGATGCGCTTGCCTGCTGCACAGACTCCTTCGCCGCCTCGGCGATGCGGTCTCGCTCGGCCTGCGTTGCCACGCGCGAGCGCCCCTTTGCCAACCGCGCCTCTTGCCGAGCCTGGGCTCTCTTCTCGATCTGGCGCCTCACGCGTTCTCGGTAGCGTGCCTCGCGCACGTCGGCCGGCAATGGCTTGCGACCAGGCGACTTGCGGTTGCGGGACTTCTCGGCCAGCTTCTCGGCTCGAGTCTCTTTTGCATTCAGCGCCTTCAGCACATCAGCCTCATGCCGCTGCGTGCCGGCGGCCGTGGCCCTGAACCGCACCGGCTCCATTGCAAGGCAACGCCCGCGCCGAAGCACCGTCATCGCGCTCTTGACCTTCTGCAACGGCAGGCCGGACTTCTCCTGCAGTTCGGCGTACGAGAACGAGCTGCCTTGCGCAAGGATCGCCAGGATCGTTTGGGTTGCGTTCACCTGCTGCCCCCTTGGCGCTTCGGCGCCGTGTTGCCGATCACACCCTCCGACCAGGGGCCATCGCCCGCAGCCAGCAGCACGCTCACGCGGTATGCGCGCCAGTGCGCCTGGCGCTGGTCATCGGTGAACGCATTGCCCAATGCCGCCAATGAAAACGGCATGCCGAGTGATGCGCCCATCGCCTGGATGCCTTCGGACGAATGCCACCAGTTCGGCGGCACCGAGTCCACCACGTCGCGCCAACGCTCGCCGTGCAACCATGAGCTGAACATCGGGACGTAGCGTCCGCCCTCCCGCTGCCAATCCTCGGTGCGCGCCTGCGCCTCGATGGCTGCGATGATGCGCAGCTGCAGCGCCGGGTTCGGAGCCAGCTTGTTCCATGCCCGCCGTGCCCTCGGCTCGGCCTTCTTCTTCGGGTATCGCCGGTACGCCGCATCGAACCCGCCATCCGCATTGGCTCCCGCATCCGGCTTTGCGGGCAATTGCATCGCATCGCGCTCGCCCCCCGCATCGGCGGGGGGTTGGGGGGTCTTTGTTTCTTGACGGTTCTTTACGGTTAGTGTCCGTGTGGCGGACCGGTTCAGTCCGCGAGGCGTACCGGTAGAGTCCGCGTGGCGGACGGGTCCGTCTGGCGTACCGGTTCGCGTGGCGGATGGGTCTGGCGAGTTGTCCACAGCGTTTGCTGTGAACTTCGCGGGCTCCACCCAATACGTCGTTTTTCTGCCGTTGGTGCGATCGGCGCGCACAACGCCGCTCACCTCCAGCGAAGAAATGGCATCGATGACCGCCGTGCGTCCAAAGCACGTTCGCTCGCAGATGCGTTCCAGGCTGGGCCAGCAGAAGCCCTCATCGTTCGCCATGTCGGCGAGCGACATCAGCACCGCCTTTGCGGGCGGCCTCATTTGCAATGGCCAGCACAGGCCCATGATGCGAGTGCTCATTCGGGATTCGGCACCCCGCCAATGACAAATGTGCGAGCGCCCATCACGCCGCCTTCACCGTCGTCAACCTGGTGACCTTGCCTTCGGCGTTCTTCGCATAGAGCTGGCCCAAGGTGTTCGCCGTCGCCCGGATGCTTTCGATGCCCTCGCGCGTGGCCTGCGCGAGCATGTTGTCGGACACGGCCGGCGCGGCATAGGCCGCTGATGCGGCCTGCAACCATTCGCCGTCTTCCTTGAAGTTGGTTGCCAGCGTGGGAGACATCTCGCCCGTGGCGTCCTGCGGCATCGGCATCACCATGCACCCGAGCGCGGCCGCCAGCGCATGCAGCGGCGCCAGGTCGCCCGTCTCTTTGCAGATGGTGATGAATTCTTCCGGGCTGCAATGCGCGCCCTGGTCGGTCGGGCTCACCTTGCGGCTCAGGATGCCATTCGAGATCCGCATCAGCTTGGCAAGGCCCAACGCCCCATTCGAGCCATTGCTATCGGGGCTGCGGTAGCTCATCACCGCGGCTTGCAGCAGCGGCGTCACGTCGAGAGTCATGGCCGGTCTCCTGTCAAATCCGGGCGCGCGTTGAAGTTGTTGCAGTGCAGCGCTCGCGGTGCAATGCAGGCATGGAAAAGAAAGATGTCGGCGCTGGTCATTGGTCAACCGTCCCGGTCGAGGTGGATGCGGTTGCGTTCTGGCTCGCGCTGCTGGATGCGATCCGCGAAGGCGAAATCGCCCTGGGCATCAGCCCCGAAATCGCCCCCGCAAAAGACGATGTAGAGGGCACCGATGACGGCAACCACGCAGAGAACGAAGGCGGCGGGTCGGCCGATAGCGAGGGCGGCGAGGCCCAGGCTGACAGCCACCAGCAGGAGAACCGCGACCAGCGCGCGCTCGATGAAGGTGATGCTCATGCGTCAGCGCCTCCCGTGTTTTGGTGTCCGCCCTATCGCCGGGTAGAGTCCGAGTTCCACAACAAGGACCCGGCGACGGGCGGACAAAATGGTGCAAATCAGTCTCGACAAGATCACGGGCCATGCTTTCGATGCAGCCAGCGATCGCATCGCGTTCAAGGTCGACCAGGACGGGCAGGAAGCCGTGTTGCACTGCTCACCAGAAGGATTGGCTCGACTGCTGACAGTGCTATTGACGGCAGCGAAGGAATCGGGCGAGCGCACAGGGACGCTGATCGACCTGCCGAAGATCTCGAGCGACCGCATCGCGTTCATGACGCCTTCGGCGTTCGATCTACGCCGTCCACCCAAATCCGACGGATCGATCCTTCTGCAAGCCGGGGAAATCGCGCTCGAAGTGATGATCGACTCGGTGCGACTGGGCATCCTGGGTCAAGCTCTAAATCGAACGTCATAGACCACACCCAATGCGGGTGCGACGTGGCCGCAGTATGGCAAGCGCGGAGCCTCTGCGTGCTGGTACTTCTCATGTCAGCCGCCCTCCCCGTCGTCAGACGAGAACGCCTGCGCGTCGAGCTGCCGCTTGAGTTTGGGCAGGCCGATCGCGATGATGAGCAACGGCAATGCGGCGAGCACCAGGCTCACCGCGATCAGGATGTATGTGAGCCAGGTCATGGGTCAGGTGCTCCCTGCCTCATGCGATTCGACGGTCTTTGCCTCCGGGGTACGCGCCCCGACAAGCGCTTCGAGCGTGACCTGGCCGCCGGTGAAATCGCGAACGGCGAACATGAACTTCGGCGGAACTCCGTCGTCAGCCATCTGGGAGATGCGCCCGGGCGTGACTCCCAAAGCATCGGCAAGCGCCTTTGATCGACCGCGCTCCGCCTCGAGCCATGTCTTTAGATTCATAACTTTCAGTTTAGAACAACCTAAACGCTCACGTCAAGACACTTCTAAACCGAGAATGTTTATCCTCGACTAAACATATGGACGAGCGCACCCAAACCAGAAAACGGCGGCTCCAAGAGCTGATCGAGAGGAAGGCGCGCGGAAATCAGGCGGACTTCGCCAAGAAGGCCGGCCTCTCGAAAGGCCGCATCACTCAGCTTCTGAGCCCCGACGACTCATTCGGCGAACGGTCAGCTCGAAAGCTGGCCGGCGCCCTTGGCCTTGCCGAGGACTACTTTGAGAGCCAGCACGAACCCCCACCCGGCGCGTGGCGAGCAGAATCCGTGCGGCTTGCCGAGGCTCTCGACACCCTTTCGGAAGCGCTCGAAAAGTCTGATCGCGACACGCTGATCGCTGTCGCTCCATTGCTTGCAACTATGGCTTCCGACCCCGCGAACGCGAAAAATAAATCGGACTTAATTCTTAAGTTGCTGGTTACCGAAGGTGACAAACCCGCCCTGCCTGAGCATGATGGAAAGCGCCAATCTCACATTTTTGGGGACCTTGGCGTACTAGATTTAGGAGACGGGAATGGGCGACGTGATTCCGATGCCGCGGCGGGCGGCAAAAAAAAGTGACACCGCGACGGTGCTGGATCAAATGAGGGCGCTGGAGAGCGCGGGGGAGCTACAGGGGTCGATCCACATCACAGCAACGAGGAACGGCACCGAGTTCCACGTTCTTGGCACCTGCGCCGAGCGCTTGCAATTGGGCGTACTGGCGCTCGTGAAGGGACTGAACTTCGTTACCGACAAGATTGTCGCGACCGGCACCGCCGGGCACACGAAATCCGATTCGATGAGCATGTCATGGGAGGCACCGAAGCGTCGGATACCGAAACGCTTGCGAGAGGCAACCAAGCTGGGCGACCTGGAATGATCCCGATGGCCGAGACACCCCGGAACTAACCACTGAAGCCGCCCTTGAGGCGGTTTTTTTCATTGGTGGGCCCTCACCACCGCACCGGGATCCAACGTCAGCCGGCCGCCTCTAGTTGGCGCGCATCTTGTCGACCACAGGCGCTCTCACCGGCTGACGCGGCGTCCCAGTCTTCGCGATCGCTGCTTCGACCGCGATCAGATGCGTGACGAGCTTGGCGCTCTCTTCCCGTCGGTAGGTTTCGCTCACGATGATCTGGATGCAGCGGCTGAAGACGTAGGGAACGATGGCGAGCCCAATCGCCATGGCGGCGCCCGCGGCTTGCTGCGGCGCGCTCTGTGAACCAACAATCGTGAAGGCCAGCAGAAGCGCACCGACGACGGAACTGATCCCCGTCACCGAATAAAAAAATGTCAGCATGAATAGGTCCCTCCGGTTGATTTTGAATATGCGATCAGCCGGAGAGTGCCGCAAGCCCTCGCCGCCCGGCGCGAACGCTTCGGGAGCGTACCAGCCATTGCGAGAGCAGACCCGGAAACATTTCCGGAAGGATTTCAGAAGAAGTTTAGATTTTTATTGACGATTTCGTTTAGTTTGTTCTAAACTGCGCTCACTCGCCCACAACAGGAGTGAACGCAGATGGCAACAACCCGACCGAAGGCCCCGCGCAAGACGCCGCAGCGCCTGAGCCTGTACCAGCAGCTCGCGCACGATCACAGCATGGCAGTGCTGCACAGCACCGCCACTGTCGACATCCTCGATGAAGACGGCAAGCGGACCGACCGCATCGTCTACCTCGGCAAGGAATACGCGAGCAAGTTCCTCAAGGCTCACGGGGTGGCTTCGTGAACGCGCGCCGCCAACCCATCAAGGCCGCGGGCGCCACCGTCCTGGCCCCCATGTCCGCCACCGCGGCCGAGCTGTTGCACCGGCTGCAGCAGGAAGCCGCCGAGTCGGTCGCACCGGCACTCGGGACGGTCGTGCTGGCGCCGCGCGGCACGCGCTGTCACTACGCATCGAACGACACCAGCCTGTCTGGCCTGTTCGACGACTTCAGCACGTCGGTTTATCTGTTTCGCCATCACGGCAACGGGTCATCGCATTGGACCGGCGAGGAAACGCTCCGGGACGCCGATGGCAGAAGGTGGGAGCGGCGCATCCATGCCGTGGTCGACAACTTCGGCGACCTCATCGAGGTGCCCGCATGAGCCGCGCGCTGAAGCACGTCGACCAGGTGCTGCGTATGCAGCTGGCCGCGCCGGTCGCATTCGATCAGCCGCATTTCCTGTTCGACAGCGAGTGCGACCTGCCGAAGTTCGCGGAGCACCAGCTCACCGTGATCGAACTGCCCGAGCACCTTGGCGAGATGAAGCTGGCCGAGTGGGGCTGCGCGCCCGTGGCGCCGGCGCTGGCCGGCATTGACCTCGGCGACATGAGCCTGGAGATGCAGTCGTGAGCACCGAGCTGGCTGCGCTGCGCACGCTGCACGATGTTTGCGCCCGCATGGACCTCGCGCAAGAGGCCAAGCGTCCCACCGAGGCCGAGTACCAAGCCGCAATGGAAGCTGCCGCTGCACTGATCGCCAGGGCCAGCGAGAGCGCAGACAAATTCGAAAGATTGCGGCCCGACTTCGAGCGGCTTGCAAACAAGAACGCGGCGTGCGGGATGAAGCGCTCGCGCAAAGGCACCTACGTCAATTCTGCGATTGCTCGCGACTGGAAGTGGTTCCAGCTGGGCGCCATCGCGATCACTACCGGGACCGCAGCATGACCACCCAACACATCCCCGCCATCGGCCAACCCTGGCCCGGCCAGGGCGGCACCTACGCCGGCATCATGCGCGGCGCGCCGGGCCTGCCCGATCGCCATCTGATTGTGCCGACCGCCGCGAGCGCACCGCTCGGTCGTCTCGCATGGGGCGCCTACGGCGAGAACGAACCCAACGCCGTGAGCGAATGGGACGGCCAGGCCAACACCCGCGCGCTGCTGGCTAGCAAGCACGCCCACCCGGCCGCAGAGGCATGCGCGGGCCTGAAGATCGACGGCCACAGCGATTTCTACCTGCCCAGCCGCCGCGAGCTGCTGCTGTGCTGCGCCAACGTGCCGGAGCTGTTCGATACAGCCTGGTATTGGTCGAGCACGCAGCACTCGCGCAACGGCGCCTTCGTCCAGGGCTTCGAGCACGGCAACAGCTTCTGGAACGACGAGGACCTCGAGCACAGGGTTCGTGCCTGCCGCGGATTCACCCTTGAACCCTTGACCACTTCCGCCGAAGGCGGAGAAATTAAAAATTCGCGCATTTCGCTGGAGCTGGAGCCCGCAGAGGCCGTGCATCTGGCCGAGCTGCTGCGCGCGTCGATCGCCAAGACCCCGCGGAGGCGCGCATGAACGGGCCGCGCTTCGCCGTCGCCCTGGCCACCGGCGCCGCCACGTTCATCGTGCTGCCCATCGTGCTCGCAGCACTGATGGTCTACGGCTGGAGCACGCCGTGATCGTCATCCAGCAACCCACCCGGCGCCGGCCCAAGGCCGTGCTGCCCACCGGCCCCATCGGCGGCCTCGCCGACCCGCGCTTTTCGTACACGGAGAGCGTCGCCACCGACATCCGCAAGACCTTCCGGCGCGTGCGCGCCGAGCAGAAGAAAGGTGCACGCCTGTGACCACCATCACCACCGGAATTTTCTTCGTGGGCAAGGACCGCCCGAACCGCCCAGCCGCGAGCGAGCACGTGAACGATGCCGGCGAATACGTGCTGAAGGTGCGCTGCATCGACAACCAGGGCAAGGGCCGCGTCGAAGGCTACATCGTGCGCTGGGTCGGCCCGCAGGCGAAGGTCTGGCGCCAAGCGCATATGGACCTCAAGGCCGGCGACATCCTGCGCCTCGAGCTGGAGAACCCGCGCTCGATACCCGGCAGCACCGGCATGCCGGAGACGCACGCCACGGTGCGCACGTGCGAGCTGCTGTCAGCGCGCAGCCCCTCCGACGCGCAGGCTGCTTGACCGATGGCCCACGACATCGTTTCCCTCGACATGGTCAAGCGCGAGGCCCACGCAGCGGCCGAGCGCGGACTCACGCCCGCCGACGCCTGCCGCTGGCCCTTCGCCAGCGCCGCGGGCCAGGCCTTCAAGCAGTTTTTCCACGAACACAAGGCCGCGCTCGCCGCGCTGGGCCAGGAGCCGAAATCATGAGCTGGATGATCACCGCCACCGGCGCCGAGTACCACCTGACGGGCGCCGCCTCGCTGACCGACGCCGGTCGCCCGGTGCGCATCGAAGACATCGCGCACCAACTCGCCATCATCAATCGCTTTCACGGCGCAACGAAGCGCCCGTACAGCGTGGCCGAACATAGCCTGCTGTGCAGCGAGATCGCGCAGCGCATCGGCCTCTCGCTGGTCGCGCAGATGGCGGCGCTGCTGCACGACGGGCACGAGTCCTACACCAACGACCTGAGCAGCCCGGCGAAGGCCGCCGTGAACCTGCGCAGCGCCTTCAGCGGCGGCACGCATGCGTGGAATGTGTTCGAGACGGAGCACGCCAAGACGGTACGTGCCAAGTTCGGCCTGCAGACGGTGTTCGTCAACCACCGCGCCGGCCTCCGGCACATCGACCTGGTGGCGCTGGCCACGGAGCGCCGCGACCTGACGCTCTGGAACGCCGAGACGCACGCCGGCTGGGACGTGCTGGGTGACAACGAGGAATCGCCGGACCGGCGCATCGCGCCCCTCGACTGGCTGCGACTGGACACGCCCGAGCGCGAGGCCATGACATGGAAGGACTGGCGCCAGGCATTCCGCGACCGCTTCGACGAGCTGCAGTTCGGCATCGAAGCCGGCCACAGGAGCGCCGCATGAAGCGCGTCAGCCCCATCGACCGCTCGCCGCTGGCCCTGACGGTGGACACGTCGTCCGTACTGCGCGTGATCGTCGGCACGCCGCTGCTCGAGGGCGGCGCCATCGCCAACGGGCACGGCCAATCAGCCTCCATGGCGCTCGACCAGCTGCAGAACCGCGGCATGGTGCGCACCCAAGGCGGCGCGCGCCGCGACGGCACGCCGATCACCCGCTATGTCGCCACGCGCAAGGGCGCGAGCGCGCTGGACCGCTACGACGCGGCGATGCGCAAGAAAGGCCCCGGGTTCATCGCAGCCAGTTCGTTCGCGGGCGAGCCGTACAAGTGCCCGGAGCTGGGGCGCACGTGCCAGAGGCCGGGCGCGTACGACGCATTCGCGCTGCCGAGCCTATTCGGGCAGAACCGCGTGTTCCCGAAGGCCATCGCATGATCACGCCGCAATTCGTCCTTGCGCTCTCCGCGAAGCTGGTCATCGACCTGTTCGCCGGCGGCGGCGGGGCATCGACCGGCATCGAGCAGGCCATCGGCCGGCATGTGGACATTGCTGTCAACCATGACGCCGATGCCATCGGCATGCACGAAATCAACCATCCGCAGACGCAGCATTTCCGCGCCGATGTCTGGGAGGTCGATCCGCTGGCCGTCACGGAAGGCCGCCGGGTTGGCATCCTGCACGCCTCGCCTGACTGCACCGATCACAGCCAGGCCAAGGGCGGCCAGCCGCGCTCGAAGGCCATCCGCTCTCTCGCATGGGTTGTGCATCGCTGGGGCGGCAAGGTCCGGCCCGATGTCATCACCCTGGAGAACGTCGAGCAGATGCTGCAGTGGTCGCCGCTGATCGCAAAGCGCGATCCCGCGACCGGCCGCGTGGTGACGCTCGACGAGCTGATCGACCCGGTGACGAAGCGCAAAACCTTCCGCGTCGCAGAACCCGGCGAGCATGTTCCGCGGCACCGCCAGTTCCTCGTGCCCGACAAGAAGCACCTCGGCCGCAACTGGAAGCACTTCGTCGAAGGCCTGCGCGCCATGGGTTACGCGGTGCAGTGGCGCGTGATCTGCAATGCCGACTATGGCGCGCACAGCACCCGCACGCGCCTCTACATGATCGCGCACTGCGACGGCCTGCCAATCGTGTGGCCCGAGCGCACCCATGCCAAGAAGCCAACGGGCAAGCTCAAGGCGCACAGCCCTGCATCGGACTGCATCGACTGGTCCATTCCAGGCCGCAGCATCTTCGGCCGCGACAAGGCTCTGGTCGACGCCACGATGCGGCGCATCGCGTACGGCATCAATCGGTACGTGCTCGACAGCAAAGACCCGTTCATCGTGCCAGCGACGCTGATCCAGATGGGCTACGGCGAGCGCGAGGGCCAGGCGCCGCGCGTGCTCGACCTGCAGAAGCCGCTGGGCACCGTGGTGGCCGGCGGCGGCAAGTTCGGCCTGGCATCCGCCACGCTGGTGCAGATGGGCCACGGCGAAGGCGCCCAGGGCGGCCGGCGCTGGAGCTATGGCGCCAATGACATCCGCGGAGCGCTTGGGGCGATCACGGCGTCCGGCGGCGGCCAGGGCCTTGCCACGGCGTTCATGGTGCAGGCGAACGGCGGATTCAACGATACGCCGGCGCGCGACATGCGGCGCTCGATGTCCACCGTGACCACCAGCGGCAGCCAGCAGCAGCTGATCACGGCCCAGCTGCGCTACCAACTCAACGAAGAAGACCAGGCCGGCGCGCTGCGCTGCGCCGCGTTCCTGATGCGCTATCACGGCACCGGCGGTCAGTGGTCCGATCTGCGGGAGCCGATGACCACCGTCACGACGCGCGACCGGCTCGCACTGGTGACGGTCTGGTACCGCGGCGAGCCCTGGGTGATCGTCGACATCTGCCTGCGCATGCTGGTGCCGCGCGAGCTCTACAACGCCCAGGACTTTCCGGCGAACTACATCATCGACCGCACGGCGGCGGGCAAGGTGCTGACGAAGACCGCGCAGGTTCGCATGTGCGGCAACTCAGTGAGCCCGCTGCCCATGCGCCACATCGTCGCGGCGAACTACAGCGACTTCGGACGCGAGATGGAAAGGGTCGCCGCATGAACCGCGCCCAACGCCGCGCCACGCATCGCCGCATGTCGACGCCCACGCCGAATCCCACCACCTGGGCGGCCGTCATCGCCGCGTGCCATCCGATGGACGAATCGCTCGGCGACGACATCCTGACGAAGCTGCACAGCGCCTTCGACGATCTGCGCAAGGGCAGCACCGACGATGACCCCTTCGACCGCCTGGCGGCCGCGATCAATGTCGGCATCGTGCGCGCCGAGCAGATCGACGAACTGTGCGTCGGCCCGATGCTGTCGGCGCGCGACGCGCTGATCCGCTGCGACGAGATCCGCGGCAAGCACGGGCGCTACGGCTTCGACGGGCTCGGCCTCCAGGCCATGGCCGCCGGCCTCGAGGTCTACGAGGAAATGGTGCGCAAGAGCACCCCGCAACAGATGCGCGAGGCCATGACAGTTTCCATCGCGCGCATGCACCAGCAGGAGGCCGCCGCTCGCGCGCGCCCCACCCCTTCACCGGTCCCGCAATCCCCCAACGCCTGAAAGGCACCCCATGCAACTCCACATCGCGCACGCCACGATCAACCTGCAACTGCCGTCATCGGCGCTCGAACAGATCGACGTGACCAACATGCTGTCGAGCGGATCGGTCGCATCCGCCTTCGACCTGACGCCGCCGGCGCGCGGCAAATACTGGGCTGGCCAGGGTGGTCACTACATCTGCACGCAGCCCGCGCTGCTGGGCCTGCCGGCGCGGCACCTGGTCTTCGGCGCCAGCGAGGCCGAAGACCTCGCCTTCGGCCCCTCGGTCGACGTACCCGGCGCGAAGAGCCAGCTCGACGGCCGCGCCAACACCACCGCCCTGCTCACCGCGAGCCGCGACCACGCCGCCGCCAAGTGGGCCAGTGAATACGAGGCCGACGGCCACAGCGATTTCCATCTGCCCAGCCGCATGGATCTGCTGATGGCCTACGTGTGCGCGCCCAGCCTATTCAAGAAGAGCGGCTGGTACTGGAGCAGCACGCAGGGCTCGCGCGGCTACGCCTTCGTCCAGGGCTTCGAGAACGGCGACAGCGGCTGGGGCGACGAGGGCGGCGAGCACAGGGTTCGTGCCTGCCGCTGGATTCATTTGAACGCTTGACACCTTCAACCCTTCGCCTGCGCTGAGCGCAGGTTCGCGAGATTTTTTTTCGATCAACCACCGGAGCAACGCATGCAAACCAATCCGATCACCCTCCCGGCCTTCGGCGCCACCATCCCCGGCCAGGGCGGCACGTTCGCCGCAATCCTGCGCGCACCGCGCGTCGACGGCGCCGAGCAACCGCCCTATGCGCTGATCGTGTCCGACGCAGCCGCGGGCGAGTTCCGCAGCCAGTGGGGCGAATACGGCAAGGACGTGGCCGGCGCGAGCAGCCGCACCGACGGCCGCGGCAACACCGAACCCATGGCCGACGCCGGGTGCCCCGCCGCGCTGCGCGTGCGCGAACTGCGCATCGACGGGCACGCCGATTGGTTCGTGCCGAGCCTCGGCGAACTCAACTCGGCCGCCGCCAACGTGCCGGAGCTGTTCAGCACCGAAGGCTGGTATTGGACCAGCACGCAGGGCTCGCGCTACTACGCCTTCGTCCAGGACTTCGAGGACGGCTTCAGCAGCTGGAGCGGCAAGGACGTCGAGCACAGGGTTCGTGCCTGCCGCGCGATTCCACTTGACCTCTTGACCGCTTAACCCCTTCACCGGCGCTCGCGCCGGTTCGCGAATTTTTTTCTAAGGACCATCGATGACCACCGTCACAACGCCACCCGTCCGCCTGAATCTCGCGCGCGCCGCCAGCGCCTTCGAGAACTGGGAGAACGATTTCCGTGCCAACCCCGGATCGTTCTACACGGCCGAGGAAACCGCTGCCATGGAAGTCGCGACCGTTTCCGAAGCTCGCGCCATCCACTTCCTCGCGCTGCTGCGCGATCTGCCCGCGGTCAACACGCCGCCGGCGGCCGGCGAGATCTGGCCGGGCCAGGGCGGCCGGTTTATCTGCACCGTCGCGGCGTCGGATGGGCTGCCAGAGCGTCATCTGATCTTCGGCACATCGGAAGCCGAAGACCTCAGCTTCGGCCCGTATCTCGACGTGCCGGGCGCCAAGAGCGCGCTCGACGGCCGAGCCAACACCGCGGCGCTGCTGGCCAGCAGCAGCGAGCATCCCGCCGCCGCATGGGCCGCCGCCTACACCGAAGACGGGCACGCCGACTTCCACCTGCCAAGCCGCGCCGACCTGGTGCTGGCGCACGCCCACGCGCCGGAGCACTTCAGCAAAGACGACTGGTACTGGTCGAGCACGCAGCACTCGCGCGACTACGGCGCCTTCGTCCAGGACTTCGAGGGCGGCGGCAGCAGCTGGTACGGCAAGGGCGGCGAGCGCAGGGTTCGTGCCTGCCGCTGGATTCACTTGACCGCTTGACCACTTCAGCCCTTCACCGGCGCTGAGCGCCGGTTCGCGAATTTTTTCTGAACCATGGCCCTCTACACCGAACTCCCGATCTACAGGCACGGCTGCGACTTGCTTTCGCTCGCGCTCGACGTGCAAACCCAGATGCCGCGCATTTTCAAGCGGAGCCTGGGCGAGAAGATCCACGCGCTTTGCGTGGAGATGCTGGAGGCGATGGCCATGGCGAATGCCTGCCGCGGCGCCGAGCGGCTGCAGCAGCTCGACAACCTGCTGCGCCACCTGCGCGCGACCACGGCGATGCTGCGCGTCAGCCACGACAAGCGGTTGATCTCGCTGAAGCTGTGGTCCGCATCCGTCGAGCTACTCGACGCCGTTGGCTCGCAAGCCGGCGGCTGGCGCAAGCAGACCCTCAGCACCCTTTCCGCAGCGCCTGCTGCATGACGGTCAAGGCCATCATGCCCGTGCGTTTTATGAATCCGGTCGAGCCGCTGGGCCACAAGCCCACCGCCATGCGCACCACGGAGACCGGCGAGCCGCAGCAGCAGCTCGCGCTCTGGTCCGGCGCAGTTTCCGAGTCGATCGGCGCAAGCCTTCGGCCCGGCGATGTAGATAGCTCGTCATCACGCAGAACTCGCGCAACAACGCCTTCGTCCAGGACTTCGAGAACGGCAACAGCAACTGGAACGACAAGGACAACGAGCACAGGGTTCGTGCCTGCCGCGGATTCATCCGCCTCCCTCGAGGGGGAGGCACCCTTTTCCATGGCCGACCTGGTGCAAGCCTGGTTGGACTGCCGGCGCCACAAGCGCCAGAGCGCCAGCGCGCAGGCCTTCGAGGCCGACGCCGAGCGCAACCTCTGCGCGCTGCGCGCCGAGCTGCTAGCGGGCGCCTACCGGCCCGGCCGCAGCATTTGCTTCGTGGTCACGCGCCCGAAGCTGCGCGAGGTGTGGGCCGCGGACTTCCGCGACCGCATCGTGCACCACCTGCTCTACAACCGGATCGGCCCGCGCTTCGAAGCCGGCTTCATTCACGCGAGCTGCGCGTGCATCCGCGACCGCGGCACGCTGCATGCCGCCCGGCTGCTGGCGCGCGACGTGCGCAGCGTCACGCAGAACTGGAGCCGGCCGGCGCACTACCTCAAGTGCGACCTGGCGAACTTCTTTGTGGCCATCGACAAGACCACGCTTCGCGCCCAGCTCGCGCGCCGGGTGCACGAGCCGTTCTGGCTGGCGCTCACCGACACCGTGCTGTTCCACGACCCGCGTACCGACCACGAGGTGCGCGGCCGCGCCGATCTGCTGGCGCGCGTGCCGGCGCACAAGAGCCTGTTCAATGCGCCCGACGACACGGGCCTGCCGATCGGCAACCTGTCTTCGCAGTTCTTCGCGAACGTGCACCTCGACGCGCTCGACCAGTACGCCAAGCACCACCTGAAGGCCACGCGCTATGTGCGCTACGTCGATGACTTCATCCTGCTGCACGAGTCGCCCCAATGGCTGCACCAGGCGCTGCAGCGCATCGACGACTTCCTGCCCGCTCAGCTTGGCGCGCGGCTGAATCCGCGCAAGACGATCCTGCAGCCGGTCGCCCGCGGCATCGACTTTGTAGGCCACGTGATCCGGCCATGGAGCCACACCACGCGGCCGCGCACCGTGCGCACGGCCGTGCGGCGCATCGAGACGATGAAGAGCAGCGAGCTCTATGCCGCCGGCAACAGCTACCTCGGGCTGGTGCGCCAGGCCAGCCAGAGCCACCAGGACCAGGTCGCGATCGCGCGTGCGCTGCTCAAGCGCGGGCATGCGGTCGACGGCGGGTTGACCAAGATTTTCAGAAGGAAAGACGCATGACGAACCAACTCAAGGCGGCACGAGATCTGTCGCCGGAAGATCAATTCGAGAGGTATTTGGCTGATGCGATCGACCGAGCGCCAGAACCCTTGCGACGGCTCGGCGAATGGCTTTCGCATCGCCTCGATGAAGACGACTGGAAGACGGCCGAACGCTTCGTTTTAGGGGCGATGGAGTCGATCCCCAACACCAAGGCACCCATGGCAGAGACGGCCGCGCCGAGCGAGATTGATCTGATCGAAAAAGCGGCAGTCCGCGTCGGCATGAAAAGTCTGATGAATCACGGCGCCGCGTCATGCGTCTACTCCGAAGGCTGCAACGGCGTGAGCCAGGCACACCTCATCGCATTCGCCCGAGAGGTCGCGCTGCACTGCGTTGCCGCTCTGGCCACCACTCCCGCCGCTACACCGGCAGCGCCGGGTGAGGTGACGGATAGGGCCGAAACCAGTGGCACATCGCTCCTCATCCAGATTTGGGGCGAGGACATCGATCACCCGCTGACGACGATCGCGCCGAACTGGGATGGCGTGCGCCGATTCTGTGTCGAGCATTACACAGGGAGCGAAGACGCAGAGAACCTCTGCGGAAACATCCTCGACACCCTGAAAGCCGAGTTCGATGAGCACGAGGCGGAAGAAACCGGCAAGCCTTACACCGAGCAATGGGAGATTGGCGGGCTCAGCATTGAGCGCGTCTGCGACTGCACACCCCGCGCCGCCCTCTCCCATTCCGCGCCCGTGGCAGCGCCTGCGAAGAATTGCGAGTGGACGAATTGCGTCCACCGCGTCGGCGACGTGTGCTGCAACGATAAGGAGCAAAAGTGAACCTCATCACCATCGACATGGATGCGCTCGCACGCGCCATCTACAGCAACACCGACGCCAGCGAACAAGAGGCGCGGTCGATCATCAACACCGTAGGTTTCACAGCGCCTGCGCCAGCTTCGGAAGCGGTGGCGCAGAGCATTACCATCGACTTCAAGCAAGCGACCGAGTTGCTGGAAATGTTCGGCGACGAGCCTTGCGAAATCACGCTGACTGCCTACCCGAACGATGAACACCACTTTGAAGAGGGGTTCACGATCTCTGCCGGGCTATATGCGCACTACACCGAATGCCCGGAGGAAGGGTCCACCCACCTTGGCGTGACCGACTATGACGCCATTCCCAAGTGCGATAGTGTCGATGCGCCCGTGCAACAGGCGGGGGCGCTAACCGACCCGCAGATCATCGCCATTCACAGCATGCCCTACGTGCGGGCCTGCCTGCTGGAGTATGTCAGCCACCCGCGCGACGAAGAGGCATCAGCCATCGTCAAGGCCATCGCTGCACAGATCGCCGCACTCAAGGGCGAGCCGGCCAATGCGGAGCCGACGCCATGAGCGGCCACTACGAGCCGGCCTGCCCCGCATGCCGCACGCACGATCCGTCGACCTTCTACGCTGCGTGCGGCGGATGCCTCGCACGCAAAGACAACATCGAGTATCTGCGCCGCGCCGCCGCCAACCTGACGCCCTGCCAGTTCGCCGGCATGGACGACATGATGCCCAACGATTCCGACCCGGCCAAGGAGGCGCAGTGATGGGCTACATCAACCCTCTGCTGGACTTGCCCGCCGGCCGCGCCTTGATGGAGCTGCCCGCCGAAGATCGCAAGCGCATCGAAGCGGTCATGCGCGAGCTTCGCGCCCATGCAAATGAGCAGGCAGAGACGGCGCACCGGCGACGGAAGGGGCCGATGTATGCCTACTGGCGCGCCGTCAGCACCTACGCGCGCCACCTCGCGCACGCGCTCTCGACCAAGGAGACGCCCGATGCCTGAACTTAACCGCCTCGGTCGCGCAACCACATCGACAGGCCGCGCGATGCGCAAAGTCTCGCCGACTGCGCCGAAGTGCGACGTGACCAATCCATGCCGGATCTGCGGCTGGTCGGAACACATGGCCATCCACCAGCCGATCCTCACCGGCGCACGCGCGGGCCAGCCGGCCGGCCATACGTATATGCCCGAATCAAAGAAGGGGAACCCATGAAACTCTTGCGCCTCCCCGAGGTGTCGGAGCGCGTGCGCCTCGGCAAATCCACCATCTACGAGAAGGTCAAGATCGGCGACTTTCCCGCGCCGCTGAAGCAGTGCAACGGCAATTTCTGGCTCGACACCGAGATCGATGCCTACATCCAGCGGCTCATCGCTGCGCGTCCAGCCAATCAGCCCACGTCTGCATCATGAGCGCGCGGTCGTCCCAGTATTCGGCGCGGTTGTAGGCGCCCTTGAGCCGGGCATCGACCTCGTGCGAGAGCTGCTTCTCGATGAAGCGCACGTCGACCTTCAGCTTTTCGTCGAGCACGGTGCGCGCCATCGCGCGGAAGCCGTGCGGCGAGTGCTTGCCGTCGTAGCCGCAGGCGTTCAGCCGGGCCGACAGCGTGCCCTCTGACAGCGGCATGTCGTAGCGGCGCCCCGGGAACAGCCAGCCCTCATCGCCCACCACGCCCTGGTGCTGGCGCAGCAGCTGGACCACCTGCGTGGCCAGCGGCACCCAGTGCTCGAGCCGCAGCTTCATGCGCTCGGCCGGGATCACCCAGCGCGCCGCCTCGAGGTCGAACTCTTCCCAGCGCGCCGCGCGGATCTCGGTCGGCCGCTGGAACACGTAGGCCGAGAACAGCAGCGCCGCGCGCACCGTCCAGTTGCCGGTGCTGCGCAGGGCCGCCATCAGCTTCGGCACGGCCGGCGCGTTGGTCACGGCCGGGAAGTTGCGCGCCTTGTGCGGCTTGAAGCTGCGCAGCGTGCCCATGGGCACGGGCGAGGCCAGCAGCGCCGGGCGCTTCTCGTCGTCGATGCCGAACTCGAACAGCTCGCGCAGCCACATGCGCAGGCGCCGCACCATCTCGAGGGCGCCGCGGCCCTCGACCACGCGCAGCACCTCCAGGATCTCGGCGCGCGTCACCAGGTGCGGCGGCTTGGCGCCGAGCTTGGGGAACACATCCTTCTTCAGCGCGGCTTCGATGTTGCCGCGGTAGACCGCGCTCTTGTCGCTCTTGGCGGTCGCCATCCAATCGTCGAACAGCTTGCGCAGCGTGTCGGGCGACGCCGCGGCGACGCGCTCCTGCTTGACGACGGCGCGCTGCTCGGCCGGGTCGATGCCGCTGGCCACCAGGCGCCGGCTTGCCTCGGCCAGCTCGCGTGCCTTGGCCAGGCCCACGGTGGGCCAGCGCCCGAGCGTGTGGTCATTGCGCAGTCCCGAGCGCGGCCGGCGGTAGCGCAGCACCCAGGACGCCGTGCCCGACACCGCCACCGTCAGCAGCAGGCCGTCGCCGTCGCCGATGCGCTGCGGCTTCTTCGTCTGCGCGGCGAGCGCGAGCGCGTCGGCGAGTCGCGCCTTGAGGGCCAGCGCCGTGAGAGTGTGTCGAGCCAT